TGCTTTCTTTCTTAAAAGAAAGATAGTATTATACAATTCAAAATACTTAGCATGTAGAGAGGGAATATTTAATGACTCTTCATGTAGATTATCTCTATCTATCTTTGCATCTTTCTCCCACATCTCTTGAATAGATTCAAGATCAATACTCATAAAATATTATCATTCAGATCAGTGATGTTGTATATAGTATACTTGAAAGTAACATCTGCTGTCAAGTAATCTATATCACTATCAGTAGCATCGAAGTCTAAATCTGACAAAGATATAGGGAACATATCCAAGAACTTAACTTTAAAATTAGGAGTATTAGAACTAGAAAGAACGTTCAAAGTACCATCAGAAGTATAATTTAAAACTCCATCTGGTGCATTAGGATTACTTTTTTGCCAATCATATATCTCTTTTAAACTATCTGGAAACCCTAGTCCTCTTAACCAATGCTGTATCTCAAGATAGTTTTCTAAATCTTCATCAACTAAGAATCTTATAGTTAAATCTCGAAACTCTAGTTTATCTCCTGGTTGAGGTATATCTTTCAAATAAGTAGGTTGTTCAGCAACTCCAAGACTTAATCCAGGTATACTTGCTTGGTTTGAAAAGAAGACTACTTTAGGAGCTCTATTTAAGATAAACTTAAATCCAGTAGGGTTTAAGAAGTTCTTATTCTGTACTTGATTTCTAAAACCTGTTGCAGTCATTATAATATGCTTTTTAAATATTTAGATAAAAAAAGACCCCCTACAAGAGGAGGTCTTTGAAAAATATAAGCATCTAG